ACCATCATGTTCATCCATAAGTTCTAACAAAGCATCCATCCTACGGGTTGGAAATGTTATCATTGTACCATCATCTGTTTTTAAATGTCCGGACATGATCTGTTGCAACCGTAAAAGTTGTGTGATCACTGCGGGTGCAGTAACTAACTCTCCATCATCGAGCAACAAAAGAGCTTGACGTTGTATGTCGCCGTACATTTTAGCCTGTTCAGCAGTGAGTGTAACGTATCGAGCGGTGTATGATTTCTCTGGTAAATCCAAACAATCTTTCTTGAGTACCCGATAGCTAAACCGATCTATTCTTTCTGTTAATTCTTCAAGGTTCTTGTAACCTAACACCTGTTGAAAGGCGTGGGATCCCATGGTTCTACGTTGTAACACAGCATACCTACCTTGGAACGCATAAAACGAATCATAACCTAGCAAGCCAGGGCCAAGAAACTCTGACTGCGCATAGATATCCATAGGTGATTTAGTTATGGGTGATCCAGTCAACAATCTTTTATACCTAAACCCCTCAGCAATCTTTATCAGTGCCTTAGTGCGCTTGGCCTTGCTGTTTTTTATAGTGGTTGACTCATCAATCGCAATCATACCATGCCTACCTAAAGTTTTTGCCATCCACTTGCCTGCTGTTTGTCCTTTGGTTGTGGAAAATGCTTCAACATTCATAACAAATATGGTAAGACCAGCAAAGGGAAGCTTAACAGATTGGATTTCTTCCTGCTGTTTTTTATTTGGAGAAGACACCCACCTAATTATACGATGCGGAACACTATCCGACATGTGCTGTGGTATTTCTTTAGCTACCCAGTTACGATACACACCTTTTGGTGCAATGATTAAGGCAAAGTTTACCTTACCATCAAGGAACAACTGTCCAAGGTTGTCTATCAACACCTTAGATTTACCAGTGCCCATCTCCATAAAGAAGCCAAAGGATGGCTTATCTCCGGCGGCGTCCAAAGAAGTCCTTTGGTGATCATATGGTACAGTTTTAAATTTATAGTTGACAGTCATCTGTTTCCTCCCATATAAACGTTTTTACACAACATTACTTGTGTGTCAACCACAACCCTGAAGAGGATTAACTTATGACAGATATATTTGACGACATCTTTGACGAAGGCCAAGCCCTGGCTGATGTCAACGTAGGAACGGGGAAGGATTTGTCCGACCTTGTAAGAAAACTCCGCAACGTGGAGAATCAGATTGAGGATGCGAACGAGCATCTAAAGTCTTTAAAGGCAGAGAAGCAGAAGCTATCTGTCGAACGCATCCCCGCACTGATGGACGAGATGGGAGTTGAACGTCTAGATGTAGACGGACTTACTGTCCAACGTAAGATGATGGTGCATGCATCGATCCCAGTAGCTAATAAAGAAGAAGCTTTTAATTGGTTACGGGCAAACAATCTAGATGACATTATAAAGAATGACATCACTTGTTCCTTTGGTAAGGGGCAGGACAATCTAGCAGGGGATGTCGTTGGTATCCTCCGAGAAAAAGGTTTTGATCCTACAACCAAGACCCACGTTCATCCTAGCACACTCAAGGCGTTCATCAAAGAGCGCGTGACAGCAGGTAAACAAATAGATCTCGACATGTTCGGGGCATTCATAGCCAACGCAGCAGAAATTAAGAGGAAAACATAATGACAAATGCAGTAGCAACTAAGAAAAGTGCAGAGTTATCTACAGACGTATTAGATGACATCTTTGAAACAGCAGGCGAAGGCGCGGCATTCGACAGTAGCGAAATGGAAATACCTTTTGTTCGTCTACTTCAAGCTTTGTCACCACAACTCAGCAAGAAAAAGCCTGAGTACATTGAAGGTGCATCTATGGGTGACCTATTCAATACGGTGACTAAGCAGTGGTGGTCTGGTGACGAAGGTATCACTGTCATCCCTTGCTTCCAGAAGACTGTGTACTTAGAGTTCGTACCTCGCGAGAACGGTGGTGGTTTCCAAGGTGAGATCAGTCCAACAGATCCAATCTTACAGAAGACAAACCGTGTAGGATCTAAAGAAATCCTGCCGCATGGTAACGAACTGGTTAAGTCTGATCAACACTTCTGTTTAGTAGTAGGTGAAGATGGTTCATGGCAACCAACCGTGATCGATATGAAGTCAAGTCAACTAAAGCACAGCCGTCGGTGGAAGACACAGATTGCTATGCAGAAAGTTAAGCATCCAAAGACAGGCTCTATGGTTACGCCGGCAGTCTTTGCTACCATGTGGAAACTTACATCTACCGAGGACAGCAATGACCAAGGTGACTGGGCTAACTACCAAGTTGAGAAGGTAGGTCTAGTAGATAAACGAGAACTGTTACTAGAGGCAAAGAGTTTTCGTGACTCAATTGCCGCGGGCGAAATGAAAGCCGCACCGGAAGAGACGCCGGCTCAATCACAAACACCATCTTCGGTACACGACTCTGATGATATACCGTTTTAAGTAACGATGGGGTAGTTCTTGTAGAAAAGAACTACCCCTTTTTATTTTCTCGAGGAGTGATTAATGTCTGATGCAAAAAAATTAATTGAGGCGTTTGAGGGATCAAGTGCGGCGCATGGTACAACTGTTGTTGGTCGTGTTGGTCGGAACGGTAAGGCCGAGTCTGATAGCCGAGTTGTTCGAGGCGTTCTTACAGAAGAAAAGATACAGGCACACATAGACGGCAGGATGGGCGTGGGTTCAATCCCGATTACTCAAGACAACATGTGCAAGTTTGGCGCTCTTGATATTGATACTTACGATTTAGATTTAAAAGCTCTGAACCACAAGGTTCATGAGATGAAATTACCGTTGATCATGTGCAGGTCTAAGTCTGGGGGCGCTCACCTTTATTTGTTCACAAAGGATTGGGAACCTGCAGCCTTGGTTCGAGAGTATTTAACCGAGATGTCTGTCGCCCTGGGCTACAGCGGATGCGAGATCTTTCCCAAACAAGACAAGATCTTGGCTGACCGAGGAGACGTTGGTAACTTTATTAACATGCCTTACTTTGGTGGTGACATCACAACACGTTATGGATTGGATGTTAAGGGAAACTCCATGACAATGGACCAGTTTCACAAGGCCGTAAACAAAGCTAGGGTATCAGCTTCGGACTTGGATGCTCTGTCGTTTGGTGGAGAGAGATCACACTTTACTGATGGTCCTTACTGCTTGGAAGTTATCTCTAGCCAAGGTGCAGTGACCGAGTTTCGCAACATCTTTATGTTTAATGTAGGTGTGTATTGCAGGTTTAAGTGGCCTGATGACTGGAAGAAACACCATGAAGATTACAATCGTATGCTATGCAGTCCCGCCTTAGAGGCCGGAGAGATTGTAGATCTACAGAAGTCTTTGATGAAGAAGGATTACTTCCTACAGTGTGATATATGTCCTTTGAAGGATCACTGTGACAAGAAGATATGTAAGTCTAGACCGTTTGGTATAGGTAGTAGCGCACCTGATGCACCGGATGTAGGTGGCTTGACTATTATGATGTCCGAGCCTCGTATGTATTTCATGGATGTAAACGGTCAGAGACTTCAGCTTAGTGTTGAACAGCTACAGAATCAAACTTTATGGCAACGCTCATGCATGGAACAACTAAGCATGATGCCACCAGCTATGAAGGCCAACGACTGGCAACAGATGGTTAATGGTTTAATGGAGAAGTCTGTGAAGATGGAAGTTCCCGAAGAGCTAACTATCAGCGGACAGTTTAAAGAACTGCTTACCAACTATTGTACTAGCCGGATCAGAGCCATGGCCCCAGAAGAATTATCTATGGGTAAACCTTGGACCGAGGACGGTCTTACAAAGTTTACAATGAGTGGACTGGCACAGTTTCTAAAGAACAGAAGCTTCAACGACTACAACAGGGCAGAGATTCAAGAACAAATAAAGAAAATGAACGACGGATCAGACTGCTATGGACATCAAGCAATAAGAAAAGACAACGGTAAAACTTCTACCATTCGAGTGTGGTGGGTTCCTGCCTTTGAAAATGAAACAGCATTACAAAATGTGGAGATAGACAATGACATTCCCTTCTGATGAAAAGCTTATGAAGATTTCTGAACTCAGCGATTGGTTAAGTGTATCGCGGTCCACCATATACAAGTGGGTTAGCAACAGTGACTTTCCCAAGCCTATTATACTAGGTGAGACAGATGGCGCTAAGAACACGGCTAGCCGTTGGGTTGAGCAAGAGGTTAGAGACTGGTTAAACGAACGACCACGGGGCAAGCACCTTGAAGAATGATCTATTACTCTTGGGCCCACCTGGTTGTGGTAAAACTCACACCCTAATGCAAAGGGTTGAGGATGCACTTGCACAAGGTACACGACCAGAAGAGATAGGGTTCATGTCCTTCACTAAGAAGGCTGTGCAAGAAGCACAGAGCCGTGCCTGTGCTAGGTTCAATCTCGAGCCTAAGCAACTACCATGGTTTCGCACACTGCACTCAGCGGCCTTTAGATCGCTTGGTCTTTCTCGCACAGACATGCTGTCCATGGAAGACTGGAGAACATTAGGACAATCTCTGGGACTTTCCTTTAAGGGAGCGGATGCTGTTTCCCCAGACGATGGTGTTTTGATCCCAGCTATAGGTGGTGATGGAACGAAGTACCTACAGATGATAGACAGATCAAGGTATCGCATGTGTTCTTTGTCCGAAGAGTTCAATGAAACTGAAGACTACAATATGTACTTCGGTAAGATGGAGCAGATCTATGAGACTGTGGCCAAGTACAAATCTGATAACGAAAAGGTAGACTTCCCTGACATGATCGCCCTATCCTTGGGTATAGATCCACCACGCTTGAAGTTATTGTTCATCGATGAAGCACAAGATCTTACACCACTTCAATGGGAGATGGTTGACCACATGACATCGAACGCTGACAGCGTTGTGTATGCAGGAGACGATGATCAAGCTATCCACCGATGGACGGGAGTTGATGTGAAAAGGTTTATGAATGTCACTGACAATGTGCAGATCCTATCTCAATCGTATCGCTTACCCAAGCGTGTGTTTGAATTATCCCAGCAGATCGTTCGTCGTATCGACACAAGGTTTGAGAAGGAGTTTTACCCTACCCAAGAAGAAGGTATAGTTGACTATCACCTGACCTTGGACAGCGTACCTATACACGAAGGATCTTGGACTATCATGAGCCGCACTAATAGTTTTGTGCGTGAGTTTGCTGACACTCTGCGTGAGGCCGGATACCTATACTCTATGAAGGGTCATCCTTCTATTAAGACAGAGGTTGGTCAGGCTATCGAAACATGGAGAGAATTACAGTTGGGGGCCACGGTTTCTGTTGATCGAATTAAAAAGATGTACCAAGTTGTACCCAAGCAGGGCGACCATCGAGTTGTTCGACGTGGTGCGGGCAATCTATTAGATGCAGCTGATCCTACAGGGAGTTTAGGTATCGACATACTATACAAAGATTATGGTTTGGAGTGCGAAAGAACACGGGATGCAATGGATGTTGTGCGCCTAGGTGACGATGACAAGATGTATGTACAAGCAATCGAACGTAGAGGTGAATCGATCACCGAGCCGCCAAGGATTAAGCTGTCAACATTTCATGCGATGAAGGGTGGAGAGGATGATAATTGTTTAGTCTTCCTAGCCTCAACTAGGGCATGCACAGAGTCTAAGTACCCCGATGATGAGCATAGAGCCTTCTATGTAGGGGTGACGAGAGCAAAGAAAACACTACACATTTTAGACACAGACAAAAGGTATAGGTACGAATTATGAAACGTGATGAGATACTAGACAAAGCTAAAGAACTAATCAGTGGTCAACGGGCCAATGACTACGGTGATGCATTCGATAACCATACACGCATTGCTCAAGGTTGGAACATTATTGTTGCAGCGGCAATCAAAAGCCATGGTGAACTGACCGAACAACATATAGTTCTAATGATGGACTGGTTAAAGACAAGCCGGCTATTGAATACAATAGACCATGAGGACTCATGGGTAGACAAGGCGGGTTACGTTGGGTTGGGTGGGGAGTTTTCAAACCAAGCTAGTGATCCATTTAAAATGGACACACTACTTTCGAAGCTTAAAACTGGAGGATTACTATGAGTCAGGGCGCTCTATTTACTGGCAACAAAGATAAAGACTTTATGATACGCTCAGAGATGGAGCTGGTTGATAAGGATTGGAATATACCATCAGAGTTCCCTGATCTTACTGGCTATAAACGAATAGCGATTGACCTTGAGACTAAGGACCCAAATCTTACAACACATGGGCCAGGTTGGGCTACAAATAACGGTCACATCATTGGTGTTGCTGTAGCAGCAGGAGATTACAAAGGTTACTTTCCTATTCGTCACCAGAATGGTCACAACATGGACCCCGCCATGACGATGCGATGGCTAAAAGCGCAGATGTCTACACCAAACGTAGATAAGATTATGCACAATGCAACATACGATGCGGGTTGGATGAGGGCGGAAGGGGTAGAAGTGCAGGGGCGCATCATAGATACCATGATTACGGGTGCTTTGATTGATGAAAACCGATGGTCCTTTGGCCTCGATGCTATGGCTCGGGACTACGTGTCTTTGAGAAAGGATGAGAAGCTCCTACAAGCCGCGGCAAAGGAGTGGGGGATCAATGCAAAGTCTGAGATGTACAAGCTACCACCGAAGTATGTTGGAGCTTACGCAGAACAGGATGCGGTAGCTACGTTAAAACTTTGGGACGCATTAAGGATAGAGCTACAGAAGCAGGACTTATGGTCTGTGTGGGAGCTAGAGACTGGGTTAATACCGTGCTTGTTGGACATGAGATCCAAGGGTGTGAGGGTAGACTTGGAAAAGGCTGATCGAAACAAGAAGCTTATTCATAAAAGAACCTCAGAGTTGCGGCAGGAAATACGCAAGAGTGCAGGTGTAGACGTGGACATATGGGCGGGTGCATCAATAACTAAGATGTTTGAAAAGCTAGGGTTGGATTATCCAAGGACCGAGTCTGGATCAGCGTCGTTCACAAAGGCTTTTCTAAACAGCCATCCCCATGAGGCATGCCAGTCTTTAGTAAAGCTTCGTGAGTTTGACAAGGCTGACAGTACTTTTATTGACAGCATCTTGAAGCATGAACACAATGGACGCATACACACGGAGCTACACTCTACTCGTCGAGACGAGGGGGGAACAGTCACTGGTAGATTTTCTTCTAGCAACCCTAATTTACAGCAAATTCCTGCCAGGCAACCAGAGATTAAGAAATTAATCCGAGGTTTGTTTATACCGGAAGAGGGAACTAAGTGGGGATCATTTGATTACTCAAGCCAAGAGCCAAGGATGTTGGTTCACTTTGCAGCATCC